TCCTCCACCACCCCGCCGCCCGTGCCGATGGGCTGGGAGCCGAACTTCGCCGGGCAGGTCAGCGAGTAGAGCCGGGCGACCGTCTGCTTCAGTTGTTGGGAGAGCGAGCGCTCCTCGGGGATCAGGATGCTGTCGTTGTATTTCCACTTCGCCTCGCCGAGCGTGCCGCCGTTGCGGATCTCATGCCCGGCGGCGAGGTTTTCGTAGTCCACTTCGTAGACGACGAACGGCACCTTGTCGAGATAGCCGGCGTCCACCTGTTCCTTGGTGATGCCTTCCAACTGATGCGTCACCAAGGGCGCGAACATCTGTCCTTCGGCGTTGTCCACGCCAAGGTCCGCCGAGGACACCAAGGCCGAGGCTTCGTAGCCGATGCGCGCCTTGTAAATAGCTAGGCCTGTGCCGTCGTCATAAGGAACGTCCGCATCGAGCGAGCATTGGTAGCGGTACGTGTTGTCCGGCAGCGGCCCAATCTTGCGCAGCAGGCAGAGCGTGGTGCTGGAGCCGGCCTTGAGCGCGTTCAGCTCGGGCGAATTGGTCTTCATTCGCCAAAGACCTCGACCAGCTCGCACACCACTTCCGCGATGTCGCGGTGGGGCAGCACGAACTCGATGTCATCCGAGGCGAAGCGCACGGGCACCAGGAACTCGCCCGTCCACGTCAGCGCAGCCCCACCCGTCCATGCGGTCGTCGGGGTAAACAACCCCGTGGCCTCGTCCAGCGTGCCATCCTTGGCGACGCCGTTCTGGTAGACCGTCACCGTGGAGGCGACGGGCTTGGTGATCGTGCGGGTGTAGGTTTCCGAGCCGTAGGTGTAGGTCTTGACCAACTGCACGGCGGTGGAACCGGAGGGGGCCGTACCCAGTGATTGCGCGGTGACGCTGTAGTCGTTCCAGTCCTTGAACAGGAAGCCGTAGAGCGAGCCCCGCGCCGCATGGGCGAGGTTCAGCAACTCGGCGCGCATGTCGGGCGTCCAGCCTGCGGTGCGTGCGGTAAAGCGGCGCTTGGGATTGAGCCAGTTGGCGTTGCGGCGCTCGTAGCCGGTTTTCAGCTCGACCACGCGCGTGGAAAAGCCCACGACAGCCGAGAACCCCGCCTCTACCTTCGCGGAGAGGCGGGTCGCGATGATCGTCATTTAGCGATTCCGGGAGGACGCGCGGTTCTGTTCGCGGGCGGTCGCCTGCGCGAATTGGGAAGCGGTGCGGGAGTCGACGCGGCCCTGCACGACGACGGTCTGGTTCACGACCGTGGGGCCGGTGCGGACAGGCTCGTTCGCGGCTTCCATGCGCACGCCGAGCTTTCCGTCAGGACCGCGATGCAGCGGGAGGATCGCTTCGGGGCCGGCCTCGCCCATCAGGCCAAGGCGACCACCGGACATGCCGAAGTTGGTCGGGCTGGAGACAACGCCGCCATAGGCGAACGCCTGAACTTCTTGACCCCGCGAGAACGCGCCGCCGTTGGCGTACCACTGTTCGCCGCCACCGCTGGAGAACAGCGAAAACAGCGAGTCGATCCAGCTTCCGCTGCCGCCCGTGGTGGCACCGCCACTGATGCCTTGCCCAGCCCCGGCCGCCGCCAAAGCCGTCGCCGATGCACTCAGGGCCGCCGCTGCGCCGTACAACGGAGTGGCCGAGGCTGCGAGCTGCCCCGCTGCACCGGACAAGGCGCTCGCCGAGGAATCGCCCTCGCCGCCCGTCAGGCCCGGCAGGAACTTCTGCGCGAGCTTGCTCAGTTGCTGGCGGACGATGAAGCGGGTGATCTCGGCCGCGATGCCGTCGAAAAAGCCCTTCCAGTCCGCCTTGCCCTTGGTGAAGAAGTCAACAAAGACATCCTCCAGACCATGCAGGGCGTCCGAGAAGATGCCGTAGGTCTGCCCCGCCACGTCATTCGCAGCGTCCGCGTAGTCGGTGAACGCCTTGATCGCGCCGTTCGACCAATTCGCCTGCGCCTCGCTCATTTCGCGATAGCCGTCGCGCACGGCCTGCACCTGGCGGGCCACGGAGGCTTCCAGCGCAGCGGCCTGCTTGTCGTACAGGTCGGCATTGGCTGGATCGGCGTCGCGGGCGCGGGCCAGGTCCAGCAGCTCCTTCGACTGCTGCCGCAGGATCTGGTTGATCCGCGAGCGCATCTCGAACTCGCGCTCGCCCATCGAAATGCGGGCGACTTGGTTGTCCAACTCGTCGTGGAGCGTATCTTCCGTCTGCTTGAGCGCGTCGTTGTAGGAGGTCAGCAACTGCTGGCGTTGCTTGAGCTGCGCGGCCTCCTGAATGTTCAGGACTTCCAGCTTTGTCGCACCATCGGCGCGGACCTTCGCCAGCTCGGCTTCCTTCTGCGCGATCTCGGTCGCGTTCTCGATGGAGACCTTGCCATTGACGTTGCGGGCACCGAGCGCGGCGATCTCGCCTTCCAGCGCCTTGACCTGCACGTCCGTGTTTTCTTGGGCGAGGCGCTTCTGTTCCTTGTAGTAGGCGGCCACCGTGATGTTGCGGGCGGCGTAGTTGGCCTCCAGCACCTGTGTCTGGTTGGCGATCAACCCCTGCTCTTTCTTGAGCTGATCCTCGAACGCCTGAATGGAGTTCTTTGACGTAGCCGATTCAATGCCTGCGCCCGAATTGCCCTTCTTCTGGCTTTCGGCATAGCGGGCGCGGGCGTTGGCAACGGCCGTGTCAATCGCAAGCTGCGACTTGCCTGCCGCGAGTCCCTTCTCGCGAATCTCCTTGATCTCGTTTTCCAGCTTCTCGCGCTTGCTGAGGTTGCTCAGGGCGAGACGGTCAAATTCCTGTTGCGCTTCTTCGCGGGCGTGGATCTTGGATGCATCCGCCGCGCCGCTTCCGTCCGTGACATTGGAGAAGGTCGGGCGGGACGCGCGCTTGGCGGCATCAATCGTGGAGTTGAGGACATCCAACTGCGCGTTGCCGAAGATGTTGCTCGGCAATGCCGCCGCCACATTGCCCACCGACCGCAGCATCTTCTCGTGGGTGAGGATGAAGCTGCGGATGCCTTCGTCCGCACCCCGGAAGAACCCGACGATGGCGTCGAGGTCTTGCTTGGCCTCGACCGAAATGGTGTGCAGCACGCCGCCGAGCAGCGACATCTGCTGCGCGGCTTGTGGAGCACGCGAGTTAATGCCGTCGAACAGCGCCTTGAACGCAAGGTCAGTAGCCCCAGCGGTGTCGCCCTGCTCCTTGAGCTTGGCGATTTCCTCGGCCTGGGCTTGCGTCAGGAAGCGGACGACGTTGGTGCCGTCGCCAATCGCGTCGTTGAGTTTGAGGATGCCGTCAAGCGGGTCGCCCTTCAGCGAGGCAAAGTCCTGAACCGTCTTTTCGATGGACTGGCCGGTCGCCTGCTGCATCTCGACGGCGGCCTGCGCGACCATCTGCATCTGCTTGGCGGTGAACTGCCCGGACGCCGCGACTTGGGCCAGCGCCTCGGACACCTTGCCCTGCGTGGCGTCGGTCGTGTTGGCAATCGAGGCCGCAACACCTTCCAACTGCTGGCGCGTCAGTCCCACCGCATTGCCCGACAGGATGAGCGCCTTGTTGAACGCCTCGGCCTCGTCGTTGGCCTTGTTCCACGCCACTCCCAGCCCGACAACTGCTGCCGCCGTGAGGGTGAACGGGTTGATGAGGCCCGCAACCGCGCCACCAACGGCACGAATGGCCGGCACGATGCCGCCGAACATGTCCTTCAACTGACCGCCCTGCTGGAGCAGGATGTTGATCGGACGCTGGCCGGTGGCAAGGCCGGTGAAGATGTCGGTGAGCTGCGCCGGCACGCCCCGAAGGGCCGCTGCGGTCTGCTTCGCGCTCATGCCATAGGCATCGAGCGCACGGCCGCTGCTGTTAACTTTCGCGACCTGCTGGTCAAAGATCGACAGCAGGCGCTTCTGCACGTCACCCGTGGTTTGCGTCTCGATCCGGTACCGGATCTGCTCCTCGCGGGTCAGCCCGTAGGTGCGGGCCAACTTCTCCAGCGAATTGATTTGGCGCCGGGTGTTCTGCTCAACCGCGTTGGCCGAACCGCGAATCGCATCGGCCGTGCTTTTGGCCGCCGCGTTGGTCTTGGCGATGCCATCGGCCGCGACCTTCGCGGACTGCTGCGTCGCCCGCCCAAGGTCGGCCGTCGCTTTCTTGGCTGCCTCCACGCCGACGACAAACTCGGACGTGTCCGCCACCAAATCTAGGCGGGCAGTGCCGATGCTTTCTTCGGTCATGGGACTCTCAAAAAGGAAAAAGCCCGCACTAGGCGGGCTTGGGGTTCAGCATCGTTTCTTCGATCACGCGGACGGACCCGAACAGGTCGTCGTAGTCATCGGGGTCGAGGTGCATCCGGTCCAATTCGTGGAACAGGACGTTGTAATCCAGTCCTACGGCACCGCTGAAGCCGACGCGCCATTGGGTATGCAGCCGCAGGTACAAACTGAGCGCGGGCCAGTTTTCTTCCCAAATCTGGCAGCGCCACGCTTTGTCGCCGAGGTCGTAATACACGCCATCCTCGTTGGGCGTCGTGCAGTCCTCGGGTTCAAGGCCCGCGTTCGACAAGTCCTCCGGCGTCGGCAAGCCATCGCGGAGGACGCGGGCGCTGCCGATCAGTTTCCCTTGCGGGCCACGACCAGGGCGTCGCCATAGGCATTGAGGATCGCCATGAGCGCGCCCGGCTGGTGCTCGTCCAATGCCTTCATCGCGTCAGCCGAGACGGCCATGTCGGCGTTCCACTTCTCGATCAGGCTCGCCAGCGCGTCCTCGGGCTTGCGTTTTTCCTCACGCACGTCCGACAGCAACTGGAGGTAGTCCGATCGGGTGGAATGTTTGAACGTCAACTCCAGCACCTGCTCGCGGCCCTGCCCGATGAGGGTCAGCTTCGCGTCAATGGTGGGGTTGGCTTGAATCTTGAACATCGTCTAGCTCCTGCTGGGGAAGGGGAGGCCCAATGCACCGGGCCTCCCCGGTCCATTAGGTCGCGTAACGCACGGCTTCGTTCAGATGCGACAGCGTGATGCGCGCCTTCTGCACATCGTTGACATTCATCTGCGGCACCTTGTCGGCCGAGATGTAGCTGTAGAACAGCGACTTGCCGCTATTGGCCGCCGTGATGCGGACCGCATAGGCGGTGCGCGAGTCGTTGGCGGTCATGAACGCCTGGAAGCCCGCAAGCGTCGGGTCGTCGCCGACCTCGATGTCGAGGCCGCCGCCGCTCTTGACGGTCGGGATGCGGACTTCGCGGTCGCCTTCCAGCGGCTGGTAGGTCGCGTACTGCTGTTC